TCCGTCATCGGTGCCCTGATAGTTGACGAACAGAATGCCACCGTAGTCGAACGTGCCGAAGGCGTTGCCCTTCCGCAGCTCCTGGGCCGCCGCCTGGTTCAGGTACGTCTGGCGAGTTTCGGTGTGCGCCGTCAGGTCGTCGAAGAAGGCATCGCCGCACAAGCCAATAACCTGGCTCTGGCCAGGGACCCATGCGCCCTTCGATGCACGAACCATCGCGCGAACGATAGCGTTGCATGCCTTGCGAACCACGCCCGAAGCGGGCGACGCAGCATCAAGGTCGAAGTCGACCTCCGCAGCCTGGCTGATCCCGAACTCCGTGAACCAATTGCGAATGGGGCTGCCGTCGGCATCGGTGACGATGCCTTGCACCGCACCCAGCCGCATGTTTTCGTGCGTCAGATCGATGTTGTTCCGGAGGCCAACCATGCGGCCGAGCACTTCCTCCTGAACCTGCTCGAGTTCGGAGTCAGTGCCGAATGCGCGGATCCCCTGAATCTCCGAGGCACGCAGCACGTCGCCCTGCCCGACGCGGACAGTGGGGAACTTCCGCAGACCGCGCAGTTCCTTCTGACGCTGGGGCACTCCGGTACCGCGCTCGCTGGTCTGCACCAACGTCAGGACACCATCCTTCTGTTCGATGGCGAAATCTTCCGTACGTACCGGCTTTGGCTCGAAGATCCCGAGGGACCCGAGCCACTTCGGCACATACGGCACTTTGTTAAGCGCGTCGGTCAGCTCGAATGTGCTGAACGCATCGCCGGTGAAGACGTCAATTGCAGCCATGATTCATGGTCTCCGATGAAAAAAAGAAAGTAAGGACCGGGGTTGCGTTAGCGCAGGACGAAGCCGCGAGCGGCGAGCTGCGCGATCGCCGTTGCCTTGTTTCCGACGCTGATGCCCACGGGCCACACCAGCTCCGCGGCGTTCACGACAGCCATCTTGCTGACGACCGCGCAGTTCGCGTCGGCGCTGCTCGCATCCTTGGCGGCGAACAGAATGCCGGTAGCCGTCTGCGAGCCATCCGTACCAGCAGGGGCCAGTGCCGTAAACTTGCCCGCGGCTACGGTGATCGAGAACGTGTCGCCAACAACGAAGTCCGTGGCATCGGCAATCGTGATCGGCATGTGATCGTTCGCGTGCGCGCCGGCAGCGACAGTGACCTGCCGGATAAGAGTCCCGTCCGGAGCCTGGAAGTTGAAGGTGCCGGCACCGGACGCCGCCGCTACGCACACCAGCTTGTAGACACCGGGAATCGCCGCCGGACCGATGGCGCCTACAGTGATGGCGCCGTTGCCGGTAGGAGAGCCGACGGCGGTGGCCGCGCCCGCGGTGAGAATCTGACCCAACACGACGCCAGCGCCAAGATTCTGTCCGGACACGAGCACGCCTTGCATGCGGCTCATAAAGCCAGCCAGTTCCGATACGAGGAACCCACCGGCATGGAGTACTTCAGTCTTCGTCACCATGATCGTTTCACCTTGTGAATTTGGAAATGAATGTGCCGGCCGGATTACTTACCGCCGAATTTGCCGACGGCCTTACCCCACGTGGACTGGCCCTGCGTCTGCCGCTGGGCGCCGGCGTGAGGAACGACTTGGCTACCGTCTGCGGCGATGGCCGCGAGCGTTACTCCCTTTGCCTTCGTCGCCCTCAGGATCGACACAGCAGTTTCGTCGGCAGTGGCGCCGCTCTCGATCGCGGCAGCAATCTCTTTGTCGAAGCCGGGCTGAGCAATTGACTGGATCGACAGGATGCGAGCGCGTTCCGCAGCGGTGCCTTCGGTCGCACCGGCCGCCTTGCCATCCACGAAACCTTTGTCGTGCGCTTCCTTGCGAATCGGCTCGAGATCGGCCGAAGCGACCGTGATCTCCTCGATCCTGTGACCAGCCTTGCCAGCAGCATGAAGCTCGGCCGTGGTTGCCACCGTGATAGGGCCCTTTGCTGTGGACATTGCTAATCTCCGATATAAATTTGTATTGCTGGCAGAACCGGCCAGCTCGGCAATTACCGACTCGAGGGAACCAACCGAATCCGCCATTCCAGCGGCCACCGCGTTCTTGCCAGTCTTGACACCCCCGCGGCCGAACTCGGCGAGCACCGTCGCTACATCGACCTTGCGATTCGCAGCAACGGTTTCTACGAACACCTGTGCGATCTCGTCGATCGTGGCCTGGATCTTCTGCCGGCCATCACTCGTGCGAGCGTCAACGCGTTTGTCCGGTGACTGCGTGGAAACGATTTCGATCAACGTCTCATCGTCGTTGACGCGGATGCCCGCCACCACGCCGATAGAGCCCACCTGCGCCGTGTCACTCATGACGATTCGCGAAGCCGCGGATGCAATCCAGTACGCGGCTGAACCGCCCGTGCCGCCGATGTATGAGTGCACAGGCTTGGCCGAGTCGCGCACCATGCCGGCGAACTCACTGATTCCAGCAACGCCGCCGCCCGGAGAATCGACATTCAGCACGATCGAGCGCACGGCCGGGTTATCGAGCGCGGCCCTGAAGTCGAGAGCGATCGACTCGATCGATGTTGCGCCGGAGACTCTCGTGAAGAAGCTGGCGTATCGAAAGATTGGACCGGTCATGTCGATGACCGCGACCCCACCGTCGCGCATGACTACGTCTTGCGTTCGATCCATCAATTGACCGCGCTTCGCGGCCACCGCTTCGAAGTCCGGGATGTGATCCCTGGACGCGATGTCGATCAGAAGCTGCAGGGCTTCCGGCTCGATCGCCCAGATCTGGGAACGCACCCACGCAGATGCTCGGCTGATTCGCTGTGCGTCGGTCATTCCTGATCCCCAGAAGAAGGAACCCCGCGCTTGGCGGGGTCCTGGGTTGAGTCGTCTTCCGGAGGAGTTGTGCTCTCACCGGGTTTCGGGGCCGTCGCTTCGGGCTTGGGTGCGGCCGGCCACATTCCATCCGCCTTGCGGCGATTGACCTCTCGAAGCCTCTGTGCATACACGCCAGCCCAGTCCTCACCCATCATCGCGGCCGTCTCGGTCATCTCGTTGCTGACGCCCATATCGATTCGCAACTTCGCGGCCCCCGCTTCCTTCTGCTCGTCCATTGATCCGCGAGCAGGCCCGACCCAGATCGCCCGTGTGTAGGCAGCGCGGCGAATCGGGTCGGCGTAATCAGTGACCGGAATGATTCCTCTAGCCACCGCCTCGTCGAACCACAGCCCATATGTCGGCGCGCAGAACTGCTGCACCCTGGACCATCGGCGAGTCGTGTAGAAGCGCCATGCTTGCAACATGGCTGCGCGGGCCGCGCTGTAGCTGGCCTGATAGTTGAGCAACAGCTCATCGACCGGCAACTCAAGGGCGGCGCCGATCTGCTTACAGACGCTCAGAAAGAACGGATCGTAATTGGCGTTCGGTCGCGACGGATTTACCATCGTCGCCTTCTCACCTGGCGCGAGATCGACGATTGCTCCATTGCCTAGCTCAAGGTTCCCTGTCGTGCCGGCCGCCGATTCGGTTTCGTTCTCGAAAGCACTGGTGCGCGCACCAGTCGCGTCGAACGGCGATTCCCCCTTCTCGAGGAACACCGTGAACAATGCGGACACGACCGCCGCAACCAGCTCGGCGCGGCTGTACTGTTCCAACGTCTGCAGCGGTTCTATGATCGGCGCGAGATAGGGAACGCCGCGCACCATCCCGACACGGTCCTTGTCATTCCAGATGTGGAGCGCTCGTCGACGGCCAGTAGCAGCGCCAAACACTGGCATCGGATCCCACACATCTGGCGCACCAGGGTAGAGATCGTCCGGGTGGCGTCGACAGATGTGATAGGTGTGCGGACGTCCGTCGACATCCATCTCAATGCCTTCGACGAGCGTTGCGCTCTCCATCCTTCCAGCCGGAGTGCTCACCCTGGCACCATCCACGAGCTGCACCTTCAGGCCGAATACACCATTCCGCCGCGGCTTGAATGGTGTCAGCGCGAAGACGTCCCCCGAAAGCAGGGTTGAAATCTCCACAAGGGATTGCAGCCCATAGAAGTCGAGCGTCGCTTCGACATCGCACTCGGTCGGATCCTCGGCCCACACAGACCAGTGGGTCGAGATCAGCCTGTTCAAGTCGTCGGCCTGCTCCTCCGTGATGCCCAATACATCGGCGTTCACGGACGGGTGCATGATCAGGCCAGTGCCGATCACATTTGTGCGTACCCGCGATGCAGCCGCGCGTGCGATCAGGTGATTGCGATAGGCATCATGGCTACGGGACACGAGCGTCTTTCGCTCTGTCAGCGGCAGATCGGAGCGACCGCTACCCAGGCGAGGCATCCAGCTTTGAAGACTGCGCAGCACGCGCGAGGCCCCGCGCCACCGAGTGTCGCTTCGCTGCATTCCAGAGTTGCTATCCGCCCGCGTGACTAGTTCGCGGGCATCGTTTAGCGTTTCAGTTCGCAGGCGCGCAAGCGCGCGACGCTCTGCCCATTCCGGCGCAACGCGTAGCAGGGCGCGATCGACGACGCTCATTGCGGCGTCACGTAGATGACGCGGCTACGCCTGCGACCGCCAACCGCTTCCTGGCCGGCACGGGATTCATACTCCTTTTCCAACTCTCGCAAACCATCGAGGTCTGCGCGCGTTTTCATGCGCCCGTCAAACTGATTGCTCTGCCCGTCCAGAAGGATCTCGTCGATGGCGTTGCGCACCAACTGCAGACGCTCGGCATATGTGGCAGCCATCGTTTAGACCTTGACTCCTGAGTTCCTGACTCGCCGACCTGGCGCACCAGTTGGTTTGTGATTCGGGCTCGCGACCGGCGTGTTCGCCTCTGTCGGCTCTTCCGCCCATTCGGGCGGCTTGTCCCAATTGATCGCTTCGGCGTTCAGTGCGATGCAGGCGCCGCGCGCGTATACGTGCAGATCGAAAGCCTCGTTGCGCGCGCCGTGCTGCTTCTCCCACTTCCCGTCCGTGTCGCGCGTCTCCGCCGTGAGTTCAGTGAAGTACTCGTGCTCTACCCAGCGCGGCAGGTGAATGAATCCAGGGCCCGGCGTCTTTCGCTGCAGGTCCCCCGAGATGCCGTCCTTGATGACGTTGACGTTCAACAACCAGACGGGCACATCGCCGCGCGCGCCGCTCGGCCGATCCTTCCGCCCTTTTGTGTCTGGCCAGGTCATGACAGCGCGCGCCGCATTCAGCGAGCTGCCGCCCTTAACGAGCATGAACTGCCGCGCCAGGTGCTTTGCACGTAGGCTGCGCCAGAAGTCATAGGCCTGCTCTGTCACGCCTTCCTGACCGCCCGAGTCGCACAACACGAGCTTCGGCGCGATCTGAATCTCTGGCCGATGCTTCATCGGGTAGGCCTTCACGATCACGGCCTCGATCAGAAGGTCCCAGTCTTCGACGTACGAGGATGGATCCAGCGCCGCGAAGCGATCGCCCTCGGGCCTTCTGCTCGAGGAGATGATCGTCCGGTCTATGAGCCACGACTCCAGGCCCATGCCCCAGCCGTGCACCTGAATCACGAACCTATTGCCCTGCACGTCGACCGATGCGGTCAGGAAGCGCACGCCTGCAGGGATGGTGCCGCGCGGCCAATCTTCTACGCGCTGCAAGAGTTCCTCCGGGCTTCGACGCTTCGCGATCGACCGCGGCAAGTACGGCATCGCCTGGTCGGTGTTGGTGGTCGTCTTCATCGACCCTTCATCACCGGTCCGGATGTATGTCAGAACACCCTGGAAATAGCGCATCAGCAACTGATCCCAGCGCTGATAGCTTGCGGAGACGCCGCCCTGCCAGAAGCTAGCGATGTCCGTCCGCCTCCGCTCGCCGGTTTTTGTACCGTCGGCCGCGATCTTCTCGCCGGCGTGAACCCACGAACCGCGCAGGTTGAGTTCGGGCTTGTGCTGGATCTCGTGGACGCCGCCGCAGT